TTAATGACTCAAACTCGTATTGAAAGTAAAAATACACTAGATCTTACAAAAGAATATTCAGCTGATGGAACCTTAAGTCCATTAGAGAGTATAACTGGAGTAAGTGAAAGTGAAGTTCAACGAGAAAATATAAGTGGAATTGAAGCTGGCAATCAATATTCAGAAGGATTTCAAACCTACTATCAACAAATAGTACATGTTAAAAAACGATTAGTTAATCCTAGAACTGGTGAAAGTATGCCATATGCAATGAGTTATATGGAAGTTCTAGAATCTGATGATAGGGAAATTAAACAATTCCTTCCCTGGCTATATAGAGATATCTATACTGATTACCATGCTGCTAATCAAGATTTAGTAGATAGAATGGGGGATAGACACTTTAGATATAAAGTATTCCCAGGTATAAATAAGGTTGGTGGAGAAATACATCAAAAATTATTAAATAGACAATTAAGTAAATCTATTGAAAGTGCTGAAGAAAAAATAAATGAAAATATATTAACTGAATTTAATTCTCATAAGACTACTGAGGAGCAAATACAATTTATATTCGGTGAAAACGGATTCCTTGCATCTAGAGAAATTGGTTTAGATGGTGCTAAAGATAATCCAAAAGCATGGAGAGAACTAACTGAATGGATGGTATGGGCTGTTGAAGAGGGTTATGTCCATGAGGATGTAGCTCAAGCAATTATTGATTCAGTAGACATACCTAAAAGAGGCGGTAAAGAAGGTGAAACTACAGATTTAGATGGTTTAAAGAATCCAAATGCTACAGCTTTTAAAACTAATGTTGGATGGGCTATAGGTCAAGCAAAGGCTAAATCTGATAGATATGACAGAACCGTAAAACAAGATACAGTCAAAGATTTAGTTCAGGGTAAGATTACTCAAATGGAAAAGGATCTACCAAAAGGTACAGTATTAACAGATACACAAATAAACAAGGCTAGACAAGAAGTTATACAGGATGCTAAAGAACAAGGTATTTATTTACTTCCAACTGATCCTCTATTAGCTAGATTCAATACATTAGAAAGTAATTTAACAAGAAATGAAGAAAATGCTAGAAGTACCTTAGATGCTCAGATATTAGATCCCGATGGACAATTAAGTCAGGATCTTTTCAAACACATACCTAGAACTGGTCATCCAACTAGAAATAGAGGTGACTATGAAGAATTTGGTAGAGAGAGAGGAGTATTAGGTCAAACTAGAGAAGATCAAGCTCTTAGAGATAAAAATCTTGAGTATGAATTAACGAAAGGTGATGCTGCAATTTTAGATCCAAAGAGAAAAGATAGTTATCAAGGGATAAATATGATGAATAAAGCTAGATCATTATATAATGACTGGTTTGATGTTTATCTAGCAGATGCAACTAAAGATAAGAATCTAAGTCCAGAAGAATTTAAAATAGCAAAAGAGAATGCTAAAAGACAGGCTCTTAATGAAGTTAAAAAAGAAGCATTAAAAAAGAAGCAAAACGATGATGGGTATTTTGCTGGAGGTTTAAGTCCTCTTCCAGATGAAGAAACAAGTGAACTTCAAAGTACAGCAGCAGTTATTCAAAAAATTAAAACTCAAGGTGTTAATTCTTTAACTTACGACTTGTATTATCCTGGGGAAAAAGAAGCAATCCAAGAATATATGGAATGGAAAAAAGATCCAAAAGGAAGAGCACCACTTAATTATTGGAGAACTTATAGTTCACATGTTAGAAGAGAGGTTCCTGGTATGCCTAATGCAGCAAGTATTGCTGAAGATAGAATAGCAGCAACAGAACATCTAAGAGTGAAAGGAGAAGAGAATGAACCTTTACCACCACAAGAATCAGCAAATGATGAAGATATAAAAGATGGTAATCAAAAAGAGGATGATGCTAAATACTGTCAAGCTGCATTAAAACCAGATACATTAGATACTATGTTGAATGATTTAGCTGTAGAAGACAGGGACTTTGATACTGTATATTCACCTGGAGTAGCTGATCCAAAGGGTTATCAGGAAGAAAAGTTTGATAATGAATTACCATTAGCACCAGATATACCTCTATCTCAAACTACAGTAGAAGTAGTAGCCCATGCAGCTGGTAGAAATCCTAATCTAAGATTTGGAGCTTATGATATACCTGCTAATATTGTATGGGATATGTATGACAAAGGTATAATAGATAAGGATGAAATCTTTGATGAGGATCTTCAGAAAGAAATTGTACTTAGAAAAATTATAAATATAGCTAATCAAAGAGGGTCTAATAAAACTTGGGATAATACATATAGAAAAAATAACTGGATAACAAGACAAGAAAAAGCTGAATTCACAAGAATTATGACTGCTATGACTGGTCAAGAAATCACAGATCCATACTCAGATATTGCATTATTATCTCCTGAATGTGCCAAGGCATTGATAGGATCAGCAATGGGTCAACAATAACTATTACTAAGGTAAGATATGGACAATATAGATTTAATACAATCTAGATTAGACGAAAGAGCACTACAGGAATCTCAACAACCTGAAGAAATTCTAGGACCATCTGAAGGACCAAGTTTTACTCCTGAACAAGAAGATCCTAGAAACAAAGAAGGTTGGGGATTACCTGCAGTAGCTGAAGAATTAAAATCAGCAGTACTTGGTGGTATTCAAGACACAGCTTCATCAGTACAGACCTTCCCTGAACGTGCTATAGATACACTTTCAGGTGAAGTACAAAGAGAGAAAAAAAAGAAAGGTAGTTACCAACCAGAGTGGAACCCTTTTGTAGATAAAGAAGATCCTATCATTACTAAAACATGGTGGGGTCAAATGCTAAGAGGTACCGTACACTTCGGTTCTATGGCAGCTGGAGTTGTAGCTGCTGGAAGTGCAGCTGGAGTAACAGCACCTGCATGGGCTACTGGTTTAGCTGGCTGGGGTCTTATAAGGGCTGCTGGTATAGGTGCTGTGTCAGACGTTATATCACATACAACAGATGGAGAGAACGCATTAGGAATGATGCGAGATCGTTTCGGTTGGATGGATACACCATTAAGTACTAGAGATACAGACCATCCTCTAATGATGAAATTCAAAAACATCGTAGAAGGTATGGGTATAGGTATACTCTTTGATAGTGCTGCAATGGCACTTGGTAAAGGCGGTAGTTATGTAAAAGGACAAGTAACTGCTAGAAATAAAAGCGTAGAGTTACAGACAGTTAGGAAAGGATTACAAGAACTTAGGAGAAATGAGTTCGGATTTAGAGCTAGTAAAAACTCACCCGTAGCTGGTAGACATCAGGGTAATCATTTATCTGAAGATCCAGATCCTTATACTGTTTGGGAACGTAATAAGAGAGTAAGAACAGAGTGGGGATCAGAAGAAGGTTCTGCTGGTAATGTAACTACACCTGTTCAAAGAGAAAGAATTGCTAGAGAAACTGGATTAACTGAAGAATTAGTTTATGATACATTACAGAAACTATATAGTTCAGATAAATTCAAACAAGTTCTAGCTTCTGTAGAAGGAAGTAGAAAACGTTTAGTAGAAGTATTCGGTGATGCTATCCTAGCTCACCAGAGAATCACTTCTGGACGTAATGCTGCAGATATGTCAGCTGAAGAATACTTAGAAGAAATCTTTAAAACTTCACAAAGATTTGATGTAACTAATATTGCTGGTAAGAAAGTAGATGAGATAGTTACTATTACAGCACAGAATGTTGTTGTTAGTGATTTAATTGTATCTACCTTATTACAACAACTAAGAGATCTTGGTACTGCTGGTAGAGAGATAGCAGATTTCAATAACTTACTAGATGTAGATGGTCCTGGTGATCAGATATTAGATACTATGTTAACTGCAATCTCTGAGTCTAAAAGAGCTAAGTATACGTTATCTCAAGAGTTTCGTAACTTAGGTGCTAAGAGACCGACTGCTATTAAAGAAGCAGTTAAACAAGAAGTAGCAGATGCTAGAGAAACAATTCAATCTATCCTTAAGATAGCTGATAAAGATAAAGATGGAGATTTAGTACTAGCTTTGTTCGAAGCATTCTCATCAATGAAAACAGTTAATACTGTAGATGACTTTACTAACTGGGCTAGGAAGATGATCTCAGGTGGAGAGATTGAAGGTAAGAAACAGACTGGTGCTCTGATAAGAGAACTACAAGGTGTTATGATACATAGTGTTCTGAGTGGACCTAAGACACCTATGAGAGCTATTATGGGTACAAGTGCTGCAACTTTCTTAAGACCATTTTCACAGACTCTAGGAGCTGCTTTAAGCTATCCTTTTACAGGAGATGCTGTTACCATGAGAGCTGGTTTGTCTTCACTTAATGCAATGATGGAAGCTATTCCAGAGTCATTTGAGTTATTTAAAACTAGATTAAACTCATACTGGAGTGGAGATGTAGCTACCGTTAAGACTAGATTTGCTGAATATACTCAAGGTGATGATAACTGGGAAATACTAAGACGTTTCTCAGAAAGTGAGCAAGCTAATACAGGAGATAGAATGGTATTCAGTCTAGCTAATATGGCTAGGAATATGAATAATTCTAATTTCTTAACTTACTCAACTAAACTAATGGCAGCAACTGATGATGCTTTTGCTTATATCTTAGGTAGAGCTAAGATGAGAGAGAAAGCTTTTCGTTCTGCTATGGATGCTAAAGGTAAA